ATGGCAAAAGAATTGAAATTTGCAGAAGACGCACGCGCAGCTATGTTACGCGGGGTAGATAAATTAGCAGATACAGTGAAAGTAACATTAGGACCTAAAGGCCGAAATGTCGTACTAGAAAAATCTTACGGCTCTCCATTGATCACAAATGATGGTGTGACGATCGCAAAAGAAATCGAATTAGAAGATCATTTTGAAAACATGGGTGCAAAACTTGTATCAGAAGTAGCATCAAAAACAAATGATATTGCAGGAGACGGTACAACGACAGCAACTGTTCTGACACAAGCAATCGTTCGCGAAGGTTTAAAAAACGTAACTGCAGGTGCTAATCCTCTAGGCATTCGTCGCGGGATCGAATTGGCAACAAAAGCAGCAGTCGAAGAATTGCATAATATCTCAACTGTTGTTGATTCAAAAGAAGCCATTGCACAAGTAGCAGCTGTTTCTTCGGGTTCTGATAAAGTTGGACATTTGATTGCTGATGCAATGGAAAAAGTTGGAAACGACGGTGTCATCACAATCGAAGAATCAAAAGGGATCGAAACAGAACTAGATGTTGTAGAAGGTATGCAGTTTGATCGTGGTTACTTATCACAATATATGGTAACAGATAACGACAAAATGGAAGCTGTTCTAGAAAACCCATATATCTTGATCACAGACAAAAAAATCTCTAACATCCAAGATATTCTGCCATTGTTAGAACAAATCTTGCAACAATCACGTCCATTGTTGATTATTGCTGACGATGTAGATGGTGAAGCATTGCCAACTCTTGTATTGAACAAAATCCGTGGAACATTCAACGTAGTAGCTGTAAAAGCTCCTGGTTTCGGCGATCGTCGTAAAGCAATGCTTGAAGATATCGCTATTTTGACAGGTGGTACAGTAATTACTGACGATCTAGGTTTAGAATTGAAAGATGCAACAATCGAAAACTTAGGAAATGCTTCTAAAGTTGTTGTAGATAAAGACAATACAACGATCGTAGAAGGTTCTGGAGAAAAAGAAGCAATCGAAGCTCGTGTGCAATTGATCAAAAACCAAATTGCTGAAACAACTTCTGATTTTGACCGCGAAAAATTACAAGAACGCTTAGCTAAATTAGCAGGTGGTGTAGCTGTTGTTAAAGTTGGTGCAGCTACTGAAACAGAATTGAAAGAATTAAAATTACGCATTGAAGATGCATTGAATGCTACACGTGCCGCAGTAGAAGAAGGAATGGTCTCAGGTGGTGGTACAGCTCTAGTGAACGTTATCAGCAAAGTTTCTGCTGTAGAAGCAGAAGGAGACGTGGCAACAGGTATCAAGATCGTTGTTCGTGCTTTAGAAGAACCAATTCGTCAAATCGCTGAAAACGCTGGTTATGAAGGATCAGTGATTGTTGATAAATTGAAGAACGTGGAACTAGGCACTGGTTTCAATGCTGCTACTGGAGAATGGGTAAACATGGTTGAAGCAGGTATCGTAGACCCAACTAAAGTAACACGTTCTGCCTTGCAAAATGCCGCTTCCGTTTCTGCCTTGTTATTAACGACAGAAGCAGTCGTTGCAGATAAACCAGAACCAGCAGCGCCAGCAGCTCCTGCAATGGATCCATCAATGATGGGCGGTATGATGTAGTAATTAAGAAAGAACCCTATTTTAACAGGGTTCTTTCTTCTTTTTTTGTTTTATTTTAAGCAAAAGGGGCAAAGAAGGGGCAAAAATATCAAAGGCTATTTAGTTTATCAATTACTTGTTGTTTGGCTCTTTTTGTTACATGGTTATAAATAGACAGAGTTGTGTTTGCATCAGAATGCCCTACACGCTCCATAATGGCTTTAAGAGGTACGCCTAATTCAGATAATAGTGAAACGTGGCTATGTCTGAATATATGTGAGGATAGACTTTTTTCTAATTCCAACTCTTCCTCTACTTTATGGAGTATAGCGTTAAATGAGTGCAGCGCAAGCGGAGTGCCACTTGTAGATATAAATATATATTGATCGGGATCTGTGGGTCTACCTGCAAGAATATTGTCAGCTATCACACTTTCAATCAATTCTTTTGCACGATTGGGTAATTGCACTTCACGTTGCGAATAAGTATTTTTTGGAGTTGTTTTTATAGCATTATCCATTTTCACAGATGTGTAATCTAAGGTCCCATTAATGGAAATTTTCCCATCCTCATAGTCCTTCATTTGCAAAGCTAGCAATTCCCCATATCTCAAACCAGTTAAATATAGAAACTCAGCTATTATGCCGTGTAGTTTTCTGCGAGGATTGGAGTATAGCTGTTTCAGTATTTGATCAATTTCTTCTTTCTCCAGATATTTTTTATTCATAGAAAGCCTTCTTTTTTCTTCTTCCACTTTTTTAGGATGGATTTTAACTGCTAGAGCAGGGTTTCTTTGAATGTATTTTCTATCAATTGCATAGTTTAGCATAACGGATAGAGTTGTTTTTGTTTGCTTTGTGTAGTTCAGTGAGAGATCACCAAAAGTGTACATATCTTCAATCATCTTATTAATGAGTGTCTCATCAATGTTTCTAACGATTGTATCATCGCTTATGTGCTTAGAAACATGTTTCATCATCATTGGAACCTTCAAATAGCTAGTACGTTTAACATGCTGCTTATAATATTCATACCATTCTTTATACAGCTCACCAAAAGTGATATCTGATTTATTGTAATTTTCGAGTGCTTCTTTAATTTTTTTATCTAGAATTTTCTGAGCTTTTTTCCACGCTTGTGGTGAATTACTTGTAAGTGTTGTAGATTTTTTTCGTGTTTTTTCTGTATAAGGATCTACATATCTTTCAATAAACTTGAATTGGCCATCTTTGGTTTGTTCAACCCACACTTTTAACATCTCCTATCATTTGCTATAATAGGCATAACAAATAGACCTATATAGGTTTGTTTTCTAAAAGCACGCTCTTACTCTGGACGGTGGGGCGTGTTTTTTATTTATTATACAGTTGCTTTAAAAATAGCTGCTTTTTCAAATGATACTAAAGGAGAGAAGTGGATTTCTATTTCTCCCTTTTGGTTTAACGTGAAATGAGCAGTTACATCCATTTGTTTTCCTGGAGCAACAGATCCCATTGTATTTTCGTTGGCATATGTCTCTGATTTTTTGTCATCTGGTCCATATACTTCCACATCTGTACCTACAGGGATATCTGAATCGCCATCATTTTTTACGGTATAAGTAATTTTTACTACTTGTGCAGGTTGGTTTTCTTCAAATTGATTTCTTTCATCAGTTAGTTCTACACTATTTAGTGTATATTCAGCATCACCAACTTTTACAGTGTCACCAATCTTATAGAAGGTATCGCTTTTTTCTTCTTTAGAAGATGAAGCAGAGGTTGAAGATTTAGTTACTTTTTCGCCACCATTATCACTTGCTTTATTACTATCTGATCCACCATTTAAAGCAGAACCAATAATTATAATTAAAATTACTGCTAATACCCAAAACCATACTTTTTTGTAAAAAGGTTTACTAACTTTATACATTTTTCCGTCTTGACCCATAACTTTTTTTGCCATTTAAATATTCCTCACTTCTTGTTATAATATATTTGCGATCTCAGAAATGAGGTATGAGTCCGTGTGCCAGCACGGGCTTTTTTAATGTTTTGCTGAAATCGGTTTTTTTAATAATTCTTGATGTATTCATACATATTGCCTTGCGTAAGAATATTTTTTCTTAAAATAGCATTGGCAGACAGCATAACAAGTGTATCTGAGCTTATTCTGAATAGAATAATACTCCATAAATTTTTCGAGATTAAACTGAGATTCATCAGTCAGTTCGTTCTCAATATAGATATTTAATAAAATTAGAATAGCTATTTTATCTGCTTCTGTTTCAAATTTTGAGTGAAAAGTTGTAGAAGTATCGTACAAAACTGAAAATTCAAAATGAGAGGCGCTGAAATGTGCAAGTTCATGAGATAAATGAAAGGCTTCTGCAGTTTCACCGTATAGATTTTCATTCAAAAAAATGATTCTGGGTTTTGGATAGTAGAAACCAGGCTCTTTCATTTCCATATAAACTACTTTCAAATTGTATTCGCTCAACATTTCTTTCAATTTCAAATACATATAAACCATCACTCCAACTATTTGTTTTCTTCTAAAGCTTTAGCAATTGCAATCGCTTTACGCATTGTCTCCTTAGATATTTCTTTTCCGTCAAAAGAAAATACAGTATCGTTTTCTGATAAATCCACATGTTTAGGGGTTTCTCTTTCTTCTCTACCTAGAAGGTAGTCTACAGAGACTCCAAAGTAATCAGCTAACCGAGCTAACTCAATAGAATTAGGAGTTTGTCTTTTCCAACTTCCTAAATATCCATTCGAATACCCGAAATTCATTTCGAGCTGTCTAATGGATAATCCTTTTTCTTTTGCTAACTCCTTTATTATTTCGTAAGTATTCATTGATAAATCAACCTTTCTGAATGCTTACAAAAAAAGTTTAGATAAATAATGTAAAAATAGTTGACTTATATACATTATTAATCTATACTATGTTTTGTAAACAAGTTTAACAACTAAAAAGACAACAAAAAATACTATTGATTAATAAATGCCAACCGCCAAGAAAGCTTTTTAAATCAAAGTTTATATGTCTTATTTAACTATGCATTTAGTATAGATTATTAATCTAATAAAGTCAACGCAGTTTTTTAAAAAGTTGTTAAATTTGTTTACGAATATAAAAGAAAGGAGAGAAGAATATGGAAAAAACAGTCTCGGCAAAAATCGAAGATTTGAAATTAGACATACTGAAACAAGCAAAAGTGGCGATGGAACACGCGGTAGATAAAGAAGACTCTGCCATGGTTGCAGCCATAGCAGAGATTTTAGCTCACGTTTAGTCATCGTTTTTACGGTCTTCTGGAAGCTGACCATAGATAACAGCATAATGAATATCTAAATAAGCTTGAACAATTTCTTTTGGCGAAATTGATTCGCCTTTAGTAGATACTTGTGATTCGTGATTTAGCCATGCAACAACTAAATCCGCAGCGATTTCAAACGGCGTTACACTTTGTGTCAGTTGCCATAAAGAATTTCACAATATGTATGGTCGTGGTAATAATACCAAAGAGCAATTTGAGGAATTTATGGAAATTAAAAAATACAAAAAATCATTTATTAAAGGAGGCTAAACAATGAACAAGGAAATGAGCCAAACAATCAAGGTACAAAAAATGATAGATGATCTAACACATGGAATTGATAGCCAAGCCGATAAAATCATCAAGGAATTGCAAGGACAAAAAGTTAAGGATGCAAAAATGCTTCTCAAGACTATCAACTTTGAAATGAATCCAACAAAAAGAAAGCTCGCCGATGTGTTGGAAGAAAAGTTGGCTTCCGCTATCAACGAGCAAGAATTACTATTTGAAACCGATACTTTTAACAGCTGATGTTTTATAGATGACAGTTTCATCCGAATCTATATCATCGCCGAGAGAAAAGAATGTTGCTTTTGACAAAAAGCCGATAAGACCTACAAGCGGTCTTGATGTTGCAAGAGTAGATACCCCAATATCACCTTGCAAGGTATTCACGTAAATTTGAGAAGAATAGAACATTCCATCTTTTTCTTCGATATTTGACGCATCATCGTATCCAACGACCAAAGTATCGGCAAATATTTTGATTTTTTCTCCATCAAGCATAGTAATTACAAATTCTGGTTTCATAAATTTTCACCTCCTTAACAATTATTTCAGCCTGTCACACTGATAAGGAAATTATACCAAAGAAAGGAATGAGAAATATGAATACACCACAAATTTTTAATTTCGAGCAAAACGAAGTTCGAACTATTTTAGTAAATGATGAACCATATTTTGTAGGAAAAGATGTAGCAGACGTTCTAGGATATTCGAATCCGCAAAAAGCTATTCGAGATCATGTGGACTTGGAGGATAAGACGCAGAACGATTCGTTCACCGTCAATGGAACAGCAGTTGTTTTGATTAACGAGTCAGGCCTTTACAGTTTAATCTTAAAATCAAAACTTCCCTCTGCCAAAAAATTTAAACGTTGGGTAACGAGTGAAGTCCTTCCAACAATTAGAAAAACAGGTAGCTATTCAAACGTACCTCAAAGTTTTGCACAAGCATTGCGTTTAGCAGCGGATTTAGAAGAAAAGAACCAATTACTCGAACAACAAATTGCCGAGTACGAACCAAAGATTAGCTACTTAGATACGATTCTTTCATCGACAGATACGGTAGCTACTTCTCAAATTGCAGCTGATTACGGAATGTCGGCAATTGCTCTAAACAAATTGCTAAACGAGTTAGGTGTTCAGCATAAAGTTAGCGGACAATGGATACTTTACCGAAAACATATGAACCAAGGATACACAAAATCGCACACAAGTGAGATACCGAAAGCCGATGGCGGCACTAAAGTTGTAATGAATACCAAATGGACACAGAAAGGGCGAGTGTTTATTTACAACTTATTAATCGCAGAGGGCTATTACCCTCAAATGGATTTAGAGGAAATTGGTTAGAAAGGAGTTTTAGTATGACTGACATTGCAGAAATCACTCAACGAGATAGAGAAAAAATCAAAGAATATGTCGAAAGTTCAAAGTTCTTAACTTACACCATGCTTGCTGAAAGATTTGGAATTAGCAAAAGCTACTTATCTTTAATTTTAAACGGTAAAAAGACTTCTGCAGAAGCAAACAGAATTATAGATTCGATTATCACTATGTACGAATTGTAGAGGGAGGTAAAGTCGTTGGAAGATAAAATCATTCTTACAAAATCAGAGCTTCAAGAAATGTTAAACATCGAGTATGGAACGATAATTTTTAGGAGGGATAATAAGTGAAAAAACCAACACTTTCAGAGTTGATAGAAGCTGCTGAGAAGGCAGTAAAACCAGACGACTGGTACCGACAAAGTTTAATCTTGGAGAAGTTCCACGGTATGTCAAAAACCACTTTAGTTGAATACTGCAAGGAAATGGAAACAATTCCTGAATTTGCAGAAGGGATACTTCGTCCAGGTCACTCAACCACATTTATTCATTACCATACTTTTATTTGGTTTTTAAAGTGGAAAGACGCAAACAAATATCGTGTAAAAAGTTTATCGCCTTCAGATGTTTTGAAGGAGGCAAGTTAATGGGCAAATTCAACAGAGCACTAGTATTCAGCGCACCGCTAATCATCTACGCTTTAGGTCTATGGGGTAGCAGACAAGCATTAATCGGCACGATCGTTTATATGCTTTGGATTTTCATTGGGCTTGATGAAGCTGAGTACAAAACAAAAAAGCCAGTCGGGAGGGACTGACCAGTGGATAAATCAATTAATAAATTAGTTCGAAACTATCAATTAGAAAAAGCAAATTTAGCGAACACTAAACAAAAAATTATTTCTGCAGTACTTGAAGGTTTAGTCAATCAAACTGAGGCAATGACTGTAAAAGAAGCTAGAGAATACATTAACGAAACATTTAATCAGTACTGCGGTATTGAAGAAATCAGAGCAGATGTAACAAAAAACTTCGAGGAATATATATCGCACAGAAAGTTGTTTAGTTAATTATCTTTTTTATGTCTACTAACAGGAGGATATTTTAGCATCAATTTAGTATTGATAATCTGAACGAAAATATTTAAGTAAGCTTTTAAGATTTCAATATCTAATTCTTCGTTTTGATCCCAATGGGCGTAGTCATTGCCGAGAATGCGTACTACGTCAGCAGCTGTTTGGGTATCTACATCAGTTTTAAAGTATTTGCTAATTGCATTATTTAAATTAATTTTTGCTATTTCTTCACGAGAATCTAGATTGAAATTTAAAGCATAATCCTTTAGCAAAATTTCCAAAGATGCTCTATAACCCATTCCTGCGAGATCTATTGAATTATTGCTCTCAGCTAATTCTGCATCTCGGAACATTTTTACGAATCGTTCAGAAAATTTGGCGATATGTTCAGGTAAGTTACTAGGTTGCTGAAGAGGGTAGAGTGTTTTACATTTTCCGAATCCTCCGTCGTATTCTTGTATAGAATAATGTTTCTTAGAGCATGCAGTGCAAGTATGCGAAAAGAACCCATATTTATCAGAGATACCGATTAAACTTGTAGATGGGTTGTTTGAAACACCACAATTAGGACAAAGTACAGGTATTTCTAAATTTTTTTCTGAAATCATCGTATATGAATTGCTAGAAAATCTTTGATTTTTAAATTCCATAAAAGTACACCACCAGTTTTTTACCTAAATTATATCAAAAAGGAGAGAAGAAATAATGCAAGAATTAGTAATTTTGAAAAATAAAGAAGCTGTAACTACGAGCTTACAAGTTGCAGAAAGCTTCGATAAAAAGCACAGACATGTTTTGTCGGCTATTGATGAACTAAAAGAGGGGGTTGCCGAAAATTGGGCAGACCTATTTTGGGAAGATACTTATGTTCATCCTCAAAATAAACAATCATACCGAATTATTTATATGAATAGAGACGGCTTCTCTCTATTAGCAATGGGCTTCACTGGTAAGAAAGCTTTAAGTTTTAAACTTCAATATATTGAGGCCTTCAACAAGATGGAAAAAGAATTAAAAGACCAATTGCCATCAATTCCAGCAACTAAACGAGAAATGGCATTACTTGCTCTAGCTGCAAACGAAGAAACGAATGAAAGAGTAGACGCTATCGAGTCTGATTTAAACGATTTGAAGAACAATCAACTTCTAGCTGAACCAGATTACCGAACAATTTCTAATATGGTTCGCAACAAAATTAGAGTTATTTGTAATCAGCAGCATTTAAATAGCAAAGCAAAAGCAGAATTGTTTAAAGACTTGAATGGCGGAATTAAGCGAATCACTGGAGCAGTAGCTAGAAATCGTATCAAGGCAAAACAGTTCGATGATGTTATCGAGTTTATTAACAATTGGATGCCTTCTACAGCGACGATGACAATTATTAAGCAAATGGAGTTGTTAGAGGATGAATAGAGCTGAAGCGCTAAAAACAGGCGTAATAATTGCTAATCGCTGGTGGAGACACAATAAACCAAACATCCTAAGCCAACAACATATTGATAAGCAAAAAGCTTGGCAACAAATAAAAAAGTGACTCCGCCGGCAAGCAAAGAGTCACAAAGAAAACACATCATAAGGAGATTTTAACACATGGAAAATGAACTTTCCACTCTAGATTAATATTTGACTGATCCTAGTTGGGGCAAATCAAATATCAAGGAAACAAACAATCGAAAAATCAGACGAAATCTCTTGACGGATGAAGAACTATCATGTGATCAAGATGACTTGGGAAATTTTGTGAGTATTTGGGATCATGTTTACCTTATACATCTATCAAAACATTCAAACAAACCTGAATATATTTACGTCATCGAAGATGGCTTGACTGATGCATTAGAAGAGTACGAAAGGGATAACTTGATCGATATCTCTTATTACGGACCAGGTAAGAAATACATTGCTGAAATGGAGGCAGAATTTGATGAGTGAAGGAACGAAACGCAACGATAACAAATTATTCAATAGTCTGTACAAGATAACCGTCAATGATGTTGTCGAAAAAAGAAACAAACTAACTTATCTGTCCTGGGCATGGGCGTGGGCAGAAGTCAGCAAAATCTGCGAAGAAGTAGACTACGAAATCTATCGTGATCCAGAAACGCATCGTCCATACCTCTTTGATGAAAAAACAGGCTATATGGTTTTTACCAGTATCACAGTCAACGGAGTAAAGCGTGACATGTGGTTACCGGTCATGGACGGTGCAAACAAGGCAATGAAAGATGAGCCATATACCTACGAAGTCAATGATTATCAGTGGAATAACGAAACGAAGAAAAAAGAGATTGTTGGAAAAATCGAAAAGCGTGTTGAAGCAGCAACTATGTTTGATATCAACAAAACGATCATGCGCTGTCTTGTAAAAAATCTAGCAATGTTTGGGCTAGGGCTATATATATTTGCTGGCGAAGATATGCCAGAAGATGTCTCGATGCTTGAACCAGCTACTCAAAGAAGCAAAAAGCTATTCTTGGATGCTTTACAACTGGTTGCTAACAAGTACGAAAAATCAATTGATGAAGCAATTGTTGCATTGACTGATGCGGCTTCTATAACCGCTGATGACAGTAAATGGACCAAGAGAGACTTGGGCATTCTAAAACGAGGCGTTAACTGGATTGAAGATCAGTACAGAGAAGAAACAAAAGAGAAGTGATATGAGTGTTTAAACCATTAATCGATTCATATTCAGCGGTTCTGAAAAAGTTCAAAGGAAAAGATATAGGTGCAACGATCAATGAGGAAGTGAACATTGATCGACTAAAGACGATGTATGACGGCTACGATGGTGATCGAGTTATTGAAATTCGTTTTATTGATCCTAGACGTTTCACTGTACAGCAACGAAACTTCATCTATGCACTCATAGGCGATATTTTCATCGATACAGGCATGCCAACGGACTTCTGGAAGGAATTCTTCTACTTCCGTTTTGAAGGTGTCACAGGACGCAAAATAAGCCTCAAAGACGAATCGAATACAACTGTGAGTGATGCTAATGTCTTAGCAAATATCATCTTAGATTTCATCTTTGAACATCATATTCCTTTCAAAGAAGGCTATGAGATTTTACCAGCGAACCAAGAGTATTACTTCTACAAATGCATTACAAAAAGAGTTTGCTGCATCTGTGGCAAAACAGGAGCTGATATCGATCACTTTGACAAAGCGTTAGGAAGACGAAAGCGCAAAGAAGTTGATCATTCAGAGTACACATTTGCAGCACTCTGCAGAATCCATCACACAGAGAAGCACAAGATAGGTGTGATCAATTTCAAAAATAAATATCAAATCAAAGGGATCAAGTTAAACCAGGAAACAATTAAGAAACTTAGAATAGGAGGGTAAAAATATTGTCTGACAACAAACGCTACTACTATTTAAAACTAAAAGAGAATTTTTTCGATAGTGACGAGATGGTTCTCTTAGAAAGTATGCCAGATGGCTATATTTATTCTAACATTCTTCTCAAACTTTATTTGAGAAGTCTAAAACACGAAGGTAAGTTGATGTTTAATGACAGGATTCCATTTAACTCTACAATGCTCGCAACTATTACAAGACATTCTGTAGGAGTTGTAGAAAAAGCGGTACAAATTTTCCGTGATTTGCAGCTTATTGACGTATTAGATAACGGAGCAATCTATATGTCTGATATACAAAGTTTCATTGGAAAATCCTCAACTGAAGCAGATAGAAAAAGAGAATACAGAAAGAAAATAGAAGAGGCAAAACGGAATTTAATAACTGGAGGACAAGTGTCGGACAAATGTCCAGACAAAACTACACCAGAGTTAGAGATAGAGATAGAGAAAGATATAGATATAGATAAAGAAGAAAAGAAAGGTAAGTATTCTGACGAACACTTACGCCTTGCTAAAAAATTGCAAAGTAATTTAACTGAAGATTTTCCAAAAGAAATGAATAAAGTAGATATCGAAAAATGGGCAGACACAATCAGGTTGATGGAAGAAAGAGATAAAGCATCTATAGAAGCGATTGAGTATGTGATCAATTGGTTACCTACAAATGAATTTTGGTTTGGAAATATTAGAAGTGCTAAGAAATTGAGAGAAAAATTTGAGAAGCTCAAATTCGAAATCAAAGCAGATAAGAAGAATCATAAAAAGCAAAGTCAAAAACTACAGTACAGCAATCCTAGTGAATATGACGACTTGCCAATTTAAAAAGGAGATGCATCACATGGAAAGCCTAGCAAATGCTATGGAGAAGCTAATAAGAAGAGTATTAGTGCAAAGTGGAAAATGTCCAGAATGTAGCGAACCTTTGTATAGTTGGCGAGCTAAAAATAAGGATGGTTCAGAACGTTGTAAACCAACATGCATGAGTTGTGGTTATAAAGCGTTACGTGCGAAAGAGGATATACAGACCGAACGGATATATAACGACAGCTTAAAAGCACGAGCGTTGAGTTTTTTTCAAAATGGTTCGGTATTAACAGATAAAACTTTGTTTAAATGCAAAATGGAGAATTATCACGTAGTGGACCAAGAAACGAAAATTGCTTTAGAAAGAGCTAAAAGCTATGTAAATGATGTCTTACTGAACCATCCTGCACATTTCATTCTATCAGGGAAATCAGGAAGCGGAAAAAGCCACTTGTCAATGGCGACAGCTTGGGAAATACTTGAGCGCTCAAATTATGACAAGAAAATACTTTTTATAAGCTATCAAGAGTTATTAGAGCAAATAAAGTTTTCTTATAACAATGCTGAACTGAGAAAAGAAATTGAAGGATCGCTTATAGCCGATATCAAAACAACTGATTTGGTGGTTTTTGACGATATTGGAGCTGAATTAGGTAGCGGGGTATCAAATAGTAGGCAGTTTACAAACAACACGTTAAACACGCTCTTAGAAGCTAGACAGAACAAGGCAACGATCATCACAACAAACTTATCTGGTCCTGAACTAAGAGAAGCCTACGGCGAAAGAATTGTTTCTAGGATATTTAAGAATTCAGAAGGTTATGCGCTGAAATTCCAACAAACAGCAGACAAGCGCATAAAACCAGTGAAAGGTAGTATCGCATGAATAAATACCGTAATAAAAAAACTGTTCATCGAGGTATCAAGTTTGATTCTATCGCGGAAGCAGAGTATTACGATCTAGCCTTGTGGCAAGCTGAAGCGAACGGCTGGAAAGTAAAACTTCAGGAACGATTTGAGCTGATGCCGAAATTTGAACTAGACGGAAAGAAGTATCGCAAGATCGAGTATATTCCCGACTTCACATTTTATAAAAACGGTAAACTAGTTAAAGTCGTAGATGTCAAAGGAATGCAGACAAAAGACTTTAAGATCAAGGCA